GATGAAGAGTGAGAAACTGAAATGATTATTATGGACCTTTCACAGGTTATGATTTCCAATCTAATGATACAACTTGGAAACCACACGAATGCAGATATCGAAGAAGATCTTTTACGACATATGGTTCTCAATTCAGTGAGATCTTATAACGTGAAGTTTAAGAATGAGTTCGGAGAGATGATTATTGCGTGCGATGCTGGTAATAACTGGCGACGCCAAGTATTTCCTTATTACAAAGCCAATCGTCGGAAGAATCGTGAAAAGTCCGAGATCAATTGGAATTCTGTATTCGAGACTCTGAATAAAGTTCGCGATGAACTCAAGGATTACTTTCCTTATCGAGTCATTCGTGTTGATGGCGCCGAAGCCGATGACATTATCGGCACTCTTGCACAAACCTATGGTAATACCAACGAGAAGATCTTGATTCTTTCTGGTGACAAGGACTTTGTGCAGCTTCAAGCTTACATGAACGTACAACAGTTTGATCCTGTACAGAAGAAGTGGCGCAAGACAAACGATGTCGATAAGTTCATGAAAGAACATATCATTCGCGGCGATGCTGGCGACGGTGTTCCTAACTTCTTGTCAGCTGATGACACGTTCGTTGTCGGTGCCAGACAGAAACCTATTAGTCAAAAAAAATTAGATCAATGGCTCGATACAGATCCGAAGGAATTCTGTGACGAGAAGATGCTGCGCGGTTACCTTCGTAATCAGCAGTTAGTTGATCTTAACTTCATTCCTCCTGATATTAAGAAGGAAGTGCTCGTGCAGTACGAGCAGCAAGCTGGTAAAGGAAGAGATAAACTCTTCAACTACTTTATCGACCGTCGTCTCAAACTTCTATTAGAAAGCATCAACGAGTTTTAATATGCAAAGAACATTAGCGATCGCAGAGATCCTTGACTTGGTCAAGGAAGCCAAGGATGTACAGACAAAGGTTTCTGTCTTACGACAGTATGATAATGAAACACTTCGGTATATCCTTGAATTGGCATTCCATCCTAACGTAGGATGGTGGCTACCAGAAGGAGCTCCTCCTTATAAGCCGAGTGAAGTGCTCGACAGCGAAGGAAGACTCTATCAAGAGGCACGTACACTTCCTCTTTACCTCAACGGCAATCGTCCTGACATTAAACAAGTTCAGCGCGAAAACCTTTTCATCGGTCTTCTCGAGTCTCTTCATCCGAAGGATGCAAGTCTTTTGATTGCAGTCAAAGATAAGAAAGTCGAAGGACTTAACGTCGCAACAATCAACGAAGCTTTTCCAGGGTTAATTCCAAATGAGCAACACGGTTAAGCGTTTTAGAAAATATAATGAAGAATATGACGATTCGAAAAATACATCATACGATCATCGTCAGCATTTGAGTGAGAAGCGGCTTCGAGCTGCCCTTCGTTCTAAGACAAAAAGTACATTGTTAGATCTGATAGAAGATGAAGATTATTGATGCCTATATACGAATTTAGACTCAAAGAAACTGGAGAAGTTTTCGAGGAATTCTTTAACTATCAACAGAAAAGAGATTTCCTCGATGACAATCCTAATATTGAAGAGATTATAGGCGCACCTCATTTTGTATCAGGAATAGCAGGAGTAACTCATAAGAATGACTCAGGTTTTAACGATCTACTCAATAGAATCGGTAATGCCAACCCTTACTCCCCACTCGGTCAACAGCACGGTAACAAAGATATTAAAAGTACGAAGATTAGAGAGGCAGTCAGTAAAGCTCGCAATAAAAAATAAGGATAGCCAGTGGAATATAACAACCAGGCACGTTTAACAAAAAGAGAAAAAAGAGTTGCTAGACAAAATGGTGACACGCAAGAAGGATTGACATTTAAGACTCAAAACTTTAATTTAAAAACTGTCAATCCACTCACAGAAAATCAACGTATTGCGTTTGACGCTTTTGATGACGGAAAACACCTGATGTTACACGGTATGGCTGGTACCGGCAAAACCTTCATCGCTCTTTCAAAAACTATTGATGCACTCATGTCAAATAAAGGTGTACAAAATAAGATTTACATTGTAAGATCGGTAGTACCGACACGAGATATGGGATTTCTTCCTGGCAATCAGAAGGAAAAGATGAAAGTTTATGAGGCACCTTATTACGCCATCTGTACCGAACTGTTTGATCGGTCTGATGCGTATGAGATCCTCAAGCAGAAGAATGCCATTGAGTTCATCTCAACATCATTTATTCGCGGTATCACCATGAATAATTGTTATGTGATTGTAGACGAAGTGAATAATATGACTTTCCATGAACTGGATTCTGTGATTACTCGTATTGGTAAAGGTTGTAGAGTACTATTCTGTGGCGACTTTCGTCAATCAGATCTTACGAAAGAACAAGAACGTAACGGACTGAAGGATTTCATGAAAATCGTCGATAAGTTAAATGACTTTGTACATGTTGATTTTCTCGAACAAGATATTGTTCGTTCGAAACTAGTGAAGGAATATATAATTGCTCGACAAAAACTCGGTCTCCAACCGTAAAGAATTCGAATACGAATTACTAGAATTTGCTGAACTGCAAAGGATAGATGGACCAATACGTCTCTATGAGACACCCGAAGGTAAACGATATCCGTCTGTGACTACCGTTCTCGGTAAGATGACAGATAAGAGCGCGCTCGAAGCTTGGAGGAAAAGAGTCGGTGAGGATGAAGCTGCACGAGTTTCTGCTCGAGCCTCTACTCGCGGTACGAACGTCCATACGATGTGTGAGAACTACGTGTTAGGTAATGACATCGATACGTCGATGCCTCATAACATGATGATGTTCAATCAGATCAAGAAGGTTCTGGATGAGAAGGTAGACATGGTTCGTGCTACTGAGTGTACTCTCTTCTCAGATCATCTGAAGCTAGCAGGATCTTGCGACTTAATAGCAGACTACGACGGTCGTCTGTCGATCATCGATTATAAGACGTCTGCGAAGCTAAAGCGAAAGGATTGGATTGAAGGATATTTCCTACAAGCGAGCCTCTACTCATACATGTTATGGGAGATGACGGGTATCTTAGTAAAGGATATCGTCATTATCATTGGAGTTGATGACTCTCTCGAAGCACAGGTGTTTAGGGAACGACCTCAAAACTACCTTGAGAAAGCGACCGATCTGGTTCGATCTTACCATCAAATGTACGGATAAGAAAATGCGGCTTCGGCCGCATTTTTTTTGACAATAAACATGTACATTTTATCAAAACTTTGGTAGTATGAATAATAAGCTAAGGAGATTAAAGATGTTTCAAGTTGGAGAAATGGTTCAAGGATATACCTATAACGAAAAGGGCGAAGAAGTCCTTGTTATTGGTGCATATCAGTGCATGACTGATGATCCAGAGGAGTACATCCAAGACATCATCGTTCGTACTCATGACGGTCAAACCGTATACCTTGATGAGCAAGGTGCTCGTTCTGTTGCCAAAGAAATGGCATTCTTTGACGAATGTTGCTTGCAAGCATCTTAATTCAAAAATAAACATGTACATTTTATCAAAACTTTGGTAAGGTGGACCTATAATGAAGAAGGAAACGAAAATGACTGCTCCAAAGACTATCCTCATCGGTGATCGCGTTCGCTACGAGTCTGCTGCTGGTACCATCCGCGGTGAAGTTGTGAAGATCATGAAAGCTCCAAACGCTGCTGGTAACCTGATCGACTGGATCTATATCGAGTACTACAACGAGAAGTCACCTTCGAAGCACTCCATCGTCCGTCTCGCCGATACGGCTCTCGAGATGATGAAGTTTAAGGTTATTTTTCGTGATTGCATCAACTACGATGCTCTTGCAGAGCGCGCTGCTCATGAACGTATGATGGAGATGTGAGATGTTTGACGCACACGTTAATACTGCCGTTATCGCTACTCAGGACTATCTGAAGTCGATTGGCAAAGATTACAGTTTCGAACAGGCAGCTGCTTTGTTCCGTAACGCTGCTTATGTCTGGAGCGACGAAACGGTTTTGGAGGGCTACGATGAGTGGCTCGAAGAGCAGGCTGATCGCGCTGAATATGATCGTATGGTGGAGATGTGAAATGAAGTATCCTGAACTGAAGTGGGTCGTGCTGTGTATGTGGAAGAACAGCTCGTATTGGGAAGCCATAGCTGCTTTCAACTGCGAAAGCGCTGCCGTTGCGTACAAGGAAGACTGCGAGAATGTCAACGCCGGCTTCCTGAAATATAAGATTGAGGAGATTGTTGATGACTCGCTTATTTGAATATATCCTTGCACAAGATGATCCTTTCGATTTCATCTATGAAGCCCTCGGTGGAACTCATGGTGTTGAAACCATGAAGACTTGCACCGAGATGTATGGTGATATCTCTGCAGACTATATGCTGCATCCAGATGATGACTTCGAACGCATCATTGAGATTATGGTCGAACAAATGGAGGATGATGTATGAGTAGTCTTGTTATCGGTTACTTCGGTATGGACACGGTTCAGCGAGCCATCGCCGCATACTTCGCCAAACATGGCATCACAGAAGATGTTCGCGACTATCTGATGGTTCTCGAGGACGAAAAGCCAGATGATTTTTTTCAGATGGTTTCTGATTTTATCGAAAAATAAACATGTACATTTTATCAAAACTTTGGTAGTATGAATAATAAGCTAAGGAGATGAACGAGATGCAAAAGATCAGCTTCAACCAAATCCGCAAGACCTACAACGGCAAGAGCGGTTGCGCCTGCGGTTGCAACGGCAGCTACACTCTTCCGAGCCACGTCTCGATCGAAGAAGCCAACACTAAGGCTGGATGGAATGCCTACAGCGCTGACGATATCTCTGATCATAGCGCTAAGATTGCTCTGACGAAGATCAACAGGGCCATTGACGAGTACGGTCCTCTGGCTAAGATGACTCGTGAAGGCGTCTATGAGTACTCAGCTCTTAGCGCGTGGTTCTGCTACAGCGAAAACTTTGTTGGCATCGACATCAATGGCCGTGCTACGACTGTTTATTTTTAAAATAAACATGTACATTTTATCAAAACTTTGGTAAGGTGGACCTATAATGAAGAAGGAAGCAAACATGAACAAGATTATTCAAGTTATCAGCGATATGAAGGCTACTATGACTCCTGCAGAGTTTCGCAACGAGATGCTCGCTAGCCTCGCTTTTCTCATTATGGCTCCAATCCTGTTCGCAGGTTTTTGGATTATTACTCCCGCGTAAATTAAACATGTACAAATATGCCATTCTATGGTAGAATGGTTATACCAAACTGAAAAAGGAAACTATATAATGGCTCATATGATTGAATTTCTCGACGGCAAGGCTTCGATGGCTTATGCAGGCGAAACACCTTGGCATCACCTCGGCACGAAGGTCTCGAACGACCTTACGCCGAATCAGATGTTGAAGGCAGCAAACCTCGACTGGAAGGTTAATCCAGTTCCTGCTTTCGCCGAAATCGGTGGCAAGCAAGTCGACATCGGTCACTCCGCTCTGGTTCGTGATGTTGACAACAAGATCCTCGACGTGATCACCAACGATTGGGTTCCTAATCAGAACGAATCAGCCTTCGAATTCTTCAATGATTTCGTTGCAGCTGGTGAGATGGAAATGCACACCGCTGGTTCGCTTCGCGATGGTCAGCTTGTTTGGGCCTTGGCGAAGGTAAAGGATTCCTTCGAGTTGTTCAAGGGCGATCAGGTCGATTCCTACCTGCTCTTCACCAATCCGCATAAGTATGGTTGGTCGATCGACGTTCGCTTCACTCCTGTTCGTGTCGTCTGCAACAACACTCTGACTCTCTCGCTTAACAGCCAGTCGAGCAAGATCGTTAAGGTCAGCCATCGCCGCGAGTTTGACGGCGACGTTGTGAAGGAAACACTCGGTGTCGCCAAGGAAAAGCTTGCCAAGTACAAGGAAATGGCTGCTTATCTTGGTTCGAA